CCCTAATATAGAACCTATCCCTTTTATGGGGCTTGTAGATATTGAAGAGTACCAAGTAATCAATGACTTGAACAAATATATATGTAAAAACTACGGCAATAACCCTGAAAATATGCCAAAATATGTGGTGTTAGGAGACGGAAGTTTCTATATTTTCCACAAAGAGGAGCACAGATATGCCATATGTGAACAAGCCACGCCCATACAAAAAGGAATATCAGCAACAACTGGAGAGGGGGGAGCAGCCCAAGAGAAACACTCGAGAGAGAGCCCGCTATGCGATGGACAAGAAGGGCGTAGACAGGAAGGGGAAAGACATTGACCATGCTATACCACTATCCAAAGGCGGTACGAATGCTCCTAGCAACCTTAAGCTTAAATCTCCGAGTGCTAACAGGTCTTTTAGCCGGAACTCGGATCATACGGTAAAGAAGAATAAACCTAAAAATGGAAATACTAAATAACAAAGCAATACTGATTACGACTCGCCGACCGCATCTCGTAACCGAGTGCATACCAAAAAGCCAAATTGTTGAAACCCAAGGAGATTTACATAAAGTATTAGTTAATTGGGGATTAGAAGAAGCACAAGCACTATCCAAATTAAGAGTTAAAAACGTACCATCGCCTATAAATAAAGACTACAAATGGCCTGGTAAGTTTGCCCCAATGCAACATCAGCGGGAGACCGCATCGTTCTTAACACTCAATCAAAGAGCGTTTTGTTTTAACGAACAAGGCACAGGCAAAACTGCATCGTCAATATGGGCAGCGGACTATCTCTTGACCAAGGGTGTTATATCTAGGGTTCTTGTTGTTTGTCCTTTGTCTATTATGCAGTCCGCATGGCTAGCCGATTTGTTTAAGTTTGCTACGCACCGCAAAGTAGATGTGGCTTACGGAGACAGGCACAAACGCAAAGCCATCATAGAAGGCGACGCCGACTTTGTTGTAATTAATTATGACGGTGTTGAGATTGTCGCCGACTCCATTGCGAAAGGCGGGTTTGATTTAATTATTATAGACGAAGCCAACGCATACAAGACAATAACTACCCAGCGCTGGAAAGTTCTTAACGGGATAATAAACTCAAAGACTTGGATATGGATGATGACGGGTACTCCAGCAGCACAAAGTCCAACAGATGCATACGGATTAGCCAAGATGTGCGTACCCCAAAACGTTCCTAAGTTCTTTGGCACCTTCAGAGATCAAACTATGCTACACGTCAGTAAGTTCAGATGGGTTCCAAAACCAAACGCCAACGAGGTTGTGTTTACTGCTCTTCAACCAGCCATCCGTTTTACTAAAGAAGAGTGCTTAGATCTACCGGAGGTTACACATGTTTTTCGGGACGCCCCCCTTACTCCGCAACAGGAGAAATACTACAAAATCCTTAAAAAAGAAATGCTCATGGTGGCAGACGGCGAGGAGATCAGCACAGTTAACGCAGCTGTTAACATTAATAAACTTCTACAGATTAGCGGTGGCGCAGTCTATTCAGACACAGGCGCAGTGGTTGAGTTTGATGTGTCGAACAGGCTTAAAGTCATTCAAGAAGTTATTGAAGAAGCTAGCCATAAAGTCTTAGTGTTCGTGCCATTTACCCATACCATAGAATTGCTTGCTGCGCATTTAAAGAAAGCAGGGATAACCAACGAAATTATAAATGGTGCAGTGCCAGTAAATAAACGCACCGATATATTTAAGCGGTTTCAAGAGAGGGAAAACCCTAGTGTTTTAATCATCCAACCACAAGCAGCCGCACATGGTGTAACATTGACTGCTGCAAACGTAATTATTTGGTATTCGCCTGTAACATCTATCGAAACATACTTGCAAGCTAATGCTCGTATTGATAGGCAAGGGCAAAAGAACCCGATGACTATTGTGCATATTAAAGGAAGCCCTGTAGAGGGAAGACTTTACAACCTGCTACAAAATAAATTGGATACGCATGAGAAGCTTATTGACCTGTATAAAAAAGAAGTTACAGAAAGTACTTGACAAGGTCAACAGATAGTATTAAGATGTATCAAACAGACATAGATCTGTCTCTAATGAAAGGAAGTATATGGAAGTTAAACCATCAGTTGATGAACTCGTTACCGTCTACATTAAAATTCGTGACGCACGAGACGCTGCTCGCAAACAAGCCGATGAAATAGATGCGGATTTTGAAGAGCAGTTAGGTGTAATTAATCAGCAAATACTAGAAATCTGCAAAGAAACAGGCGCCGACAGCATCAAAACAAAGCACGGCACTGCTATTCGCACGATCAAATCTAGGTATTGGACTAATGACTGGGAGCGGTTCTATGACTTTATGTTTGAGCACAACGTGCCTGAACTGTTGGAACGTCGCATTCATCAGACCAACATTAAGCAATTCTTAGAAGAAAACCCCGACCTGCTACCCGCCGGGTTAAATGTGGATAGCGCTTATTCAATAACTGTAAGGAGAAGCAAATGAGCGAATTAGCTCTATTTAAAAAAGATCTACCCGACTATCTTAAGAAAGTTGAGTTAGACGATGCAACAAAGGCATTACTTGGTAGTGGTGGCGGTGGCAAACGTATTTCTTTGCGTGGCGGTAAGTTCCGCATGGTAGTTAACAACGAAGAAGTTATGACTAGCAATAGTGATACTTTAAATATCGTTGTTGTTAACAACGCAAAGAGAGTGTCCCGTACTTTCTACGCCAAGGCATACAACCCCAAGGAAACAGCGACCCCTCCAGATTGCTGGTCTTCTGATGGCGAAACACCTGATGCAAGTATCGAAGAGCCACAGCATCACAACTGCAACGAGTGCCCACAAAACGTAAAGGGTTCTGGTCAAGGTGGTAGCCGTGCCTGCCGTCACTTCCGCCGTATTGCAGTAGCGCTTGCAGATGATGTTGGTGGTGATGTATATCAGATGACGCTAGCTTCTAAGTCCATCTTTGGTAAAGGCGACCTAGAGCACATGCCGTTTGAGCAGTTCGGTAGCTATGTTGCATCACAGGGTTACAACCTAAACAACATGATTACTGAGATGCGTTTTGATCCTGATAGCGATACAGCTAAGCTATTCTTTAAACCAGTAGCGTTCTTAACTGAGCAAGACTGGGAGACAGCTAAGCGTCAAGGTGCATCTATGGCTGCTAAGAAAGCTATTGAGATGAGTGTTCCTAAAGCCGACAGTGCACCTAAACTAGCTGCACCGAAAGCGGAAGCGGAAGATCCTCGTGCTGAAGTAGCCGAGCCTAAAAAGCGCCCCGAGAAAAAAGCTACGGAACCAACTGCTAAGAAAGACGTTAAGTCAATCCTAAGTAGCTGGTCAACGGATGACGCATGAGCTTAAGAGGTTATAGCCTCCGGCTTTTTAGAGCTAACCAAGAGGCGGACTCCAAGTTAATTGGGGTTCAGCTTGGTAGGTATTGTATAACCAAAGACATACCGGTATATCAGATTGCAGAAAAGTTTGATGTGTCTCGCATGACGATATACCAATGGTTTGTAGGTGCTACAAAACCCAGTAAAGAGCGGGCTGAAAAGATAAAAGCATTGCTAGAGAAAGCTCGCTTTAGCGTTTAGTTTACCCCCGGGGCAGCTAGTTTGACGGAACGAAAAGAGGGATGCCGAACCCTCCTGCTGCCCTTCCTTTCTTCGGCTTTGAGGTGATATGGCAAAGACAGACTTATTAACGGCAGTGCTTCCCAAAGAAGGGTGGTATTGCATAGTCGGTTTAAAGCAACAGGGGCATCCAAGACAAGTATTTGTTGAGACACTTGATGAAGCGTCTGATGAAATTGAAAACTTATTGTCTCAATCCTATGATGTTTATTTTGCTTGTGCCAAGTATGGTAATGATGTTGACGGACGCACACAGAAAAATAGCACATACTTTAAATCGTTTTGGTTAGATATAGATTGCGGAGTAGGTAAGCCGTATACAACGCAAGAAGAAGGCTTAGCTGCGCTTGAGCAGTTTTGCAAGACTATTAATATGCCGATGCCGTCAACCGTTAATTCGGGGCGTGGTGTCCATGTGTATTGGAGACTTGCACAAACTATATCTCGCAACCAGTGGAAGCCCGTAGCCGACCGCATTAAATACTTGTGTGAAGAGCATAAGTTCAAAGCCGACGGCTCCCGCACTGCGGAAAGCGCATCTATTCTTAGAGTACCTGAGACTTTTAACTATAAGCAAGCCGAGCCGCTACCGGTGTCGATTATCAACATAACCGATGAAATGGATTATGAAGATGTAAAAAAGCGACTTGGTGTGCTTGTGGGTCCCGACTATATCCCACGGCAGTATAACCAAGATACAAACACCAGAAAAAACTCACAGAGTCGGTTTAAGACCATCATGCTCAAAACGCTTGATGGCAAGGGATGCAATCAGATTGCTAATTTGGTTGAGAACCAAGCCACGCTTGACGAGCCTAGATGGCGTGCAGTCTTAAGTATTGCTACGCATTGCGTAGATAGGGATATAGCTATACATGCTGTAAGTAAAGAGCATCCTGAGTATGACCCAGCAGCTACAGAACGAAAGGCTGAAAAGATTGAGTTCCCGTATTCCTGCGAGAAGATGGAGTACTACAACCCAGGGTTCTGTAACGACTGCCAGCATAAGAACAAGATTAAAAATCCTATCCAATTAGGTAACGAGATTCTTGTAGCCGAGCCTGATGCACCAATTGTTTCCGAAACCCCCAAAGGCGAGAAGCAAATATTTAAAGTTCCTGAGTTTCCGTTTCCATACTTTAGGGGCAAGAACGGCGGTGTGTATCGGCAAAGTGCGGATGAAGAAGACGAGCCAACGCTTATATATGAGCATGACTTATATGTTGTTAAGCGTTTAAACGATCCTAAAAGAGGCGATGCAGTTTGGATCCGGCTACATTTACCGAAAGACGGGGTTAGAGAATTTGCTATACCGCAGACAGAAGCTATGACTATTGAGAAGCTGCGGGATAAATTATCTTGGCATGGTGTTGCTGCACCTAAAAAGCAGATGGAAGGAGTTATGTCCTACATCATTTCGTTTATTAAAGACTTACAAAATAGAGAAAGAGTAGAGATTATGAGAACACAATTTGGTTGGACGGATAACGACGCCAAGTTTATTCTTGGGGATCAGGAGATTTCAGCAGTAGGAAACAGCTATAGCCCACCATCTGCAGACACAGGTAGCTTGGCTGACTGGATGACGCCGGTTGGTTCTTTAAAAGAATGGCAGTCTATTGCACAGACTTACAGCATGGAAGGGTTTGAGCCACACGCATTTGGATTCTTTACAGCCTTTGGTGCCCCACTAATCAAGCATTTAAACCTTAAGGGTGCGATTGTTAACCTGATTAATAACACGTCAGGCACAGGTAAATCTACAGTATTGAAGATGTGCAACAGCGTTTATGGGCACCCCGAAGAACTAATGCTTCAGTGGAAAGATACCTACAACGTCAAGATCCATAGGCTCGGCATTATGAACAACCTGCCTGTAACAGTTGATGAGATTACTAAGATGACTGGGGATGAGTTCTCGGACTTTGCCTACAGTATTTCTCAGGGTCGTGGTAAGGGGCGTATGAAGTCTCAGGATAACGCCGAGCGGGTTAATTTAACCAAGTGGGGAACCGTAGCTCTATGTAGTTCTAACGCATCGTTCCAAGATAAGTTGACATCTTTAAAAGCTACACCTGATGGCGAGTTAATGCGCCTGATTGAGTACCGCATTGAGATGACTGATAACCTAAGCAAGGAGCAAGCCGACGCCATATTTAACGGACTGTATTCTAACTACGGATATGCCGGGAAGATGTATATTGAGTACCTTGTAGCTAACCTAGAGGACGCAATAGATACGGTTAAACAGGTTCAGCAGAAACTAGATGCCGAGATAGGCTTTACCAACCGAGAGCGCTTCTGGTCAGCTGTGGCGGCGTGCAACATAGCTGGTGCTTTAATGGCTAAGGATATTGGGATCATTCCTGACTTTAATATTGGGCGGGTATACCGCTGGTTAGTGCAAGAACTGACAACTATGCGTAGCGAGACTAAGGCCCCTAGCTCTAACCAAGCCAGCGTCATAGGTGAGTTTATGAACGAGCACCGTGCTAGCACCCTAGTTATTAATGGCGAAACAGACCGTCGGACTGGCATGGAGCAGCTACCCATCGTCGAGCCTAAGTTCAATGACTTGTTTATTAGGATTGAGCCGGACACCAAGAGGCTGTTTATTAACGCTAAGCAGATACGCAGCTACTGTTCCAAGCACCAGATCACCTTAAAAGACGTCCTAAAGGGCTTGGCTGCAGACAAAATCTACCTTGGCGAGGTCAAGAAACGGCTATCTAAAGGTACTAAAGTCAGTTCTCCCCCCGTGTCTGTCTTGGTGTTTAGCCTAGATAACGAGCACTTCCTTGATACCGAAGCCCTTATAGAGACAGTAAAAGCCGCCCCAGATGTTGATCCACAGACTCAGCTTCAGAATTAATTGGAGGAAGTTTGTGGTCGGGGCTTCTTTTTTTATACCTTGTTTGGACGTCGAAGAAGCTCAGAGTCAGATCAAGCGGACCACCAAAAGGCTACGCTATAAGATAAAAACACAACTTGTTATAGAGCAGGGGGTCCAGGGCTTGCGTGTGTGGCGTATTCAGTAGTATCATTCGGATGTAGTCGTTTGGTTTCGGCTACTTCCTTTCAGTTGTAATCTTGGCCCCGTCTTAACCGACGGGGTTTTTTATCTGGCGTAATCTCTCATGCCATCAAGATACGGCATCAACTTCTTATTGATAGGTATACCGCCCGTAATATTAGCCAAAGCTCGGTCTTTGTAGCGGCGCTGGACGGAGTCATATAAAGCCCCACCATCTATTGCTACGGCTGGGTTGGCAGCGTTAAATTTCATAATCTTCTCAATAACCCGCTGCATATCCTCTGGGCTGTTTCCGTCTACGGCTATAAAGAAAGCATTGAGTAAGTCATTATGCCGACTCATTATTTCTTCGTTTGCACTCTTCATCTCGATGGCGGACTTTTGTTTCTTAGCCGTATCTTCTGGAGAGAAACCAAGCATTTGGGCTAGTGCTTCTGCTGGCGTAATCTCTTCGTCCAAAGTAGCACCCTTCATGGTAAGCGCTTTGCCTTCCATCATATACCGTGTTCCAACCATGACATTCTTAATAGCTGCTGGCATCATAACTTCTATAGCACGTTGTGTATAGCCGTCGTTGTAGCGTTTGTATGCTTCCACATAATTTAGCAATGCGCCGGCAGTTGGGCCCATTAAGTTAGTCATCATGTTCTGCATGTACTGGACTTCGTCTTGGCTCTTCTTAACGTCAGGGAACCACATGTCGGTTAAGTTAATTCCCATACGGTCGGCGAAGTTCATACCTGTAGCCTGCGACAATAAACCACGGGATACGGTGTCACCAAAGAAGTCTCCAAACTGTCGGTTAGTCCAGTTTTTGAACCAGTTCTCTGCGTCAAATGGCTTGTCATCATCTTCAAACAAAGCATGCATAGCGTTTGCTACGCCTTGGAATACGAAGAACAACGGCAGACCTGAAATACCCGCTGTTACAAAAGTAAAGCCCATCA